TGGTTCCAATCCGGTTCCTGATAGTATTGATTATATTGCTTGTTCTCCTAAAGTAAGTAATGAAATTTTAAATAAAAATTTCAATTATATTGATGAACTTCGTTATGCTGTTGATATTTTAACACCAGAAGGGCTTGAAAATGTAACTAAATTAAGGGAAATAAAAATAGATGATTTGCCTGATGCAAATCATTATTATTTATCTCCTGTTTTTATAGGAAAAGAAAAGGATAAAATTAGTCCTTTAAATGTTTTATCTTGTATAGGATTAATCAAAGAAAATCCCATTTGGAAATTAAGTATCCAAGTACATAAAATTATTGATGCTCAGTGAATGTAACTCAATTATATATTGACTATAATATTGAATTTAAAACCGAAGGGCATAAGCATTGCCGTCCAAATTGGGTGAATATGCCTTGTCCTTTTTGTCAAGGAAATTTTGGATATCATCTTGGATATAATGAAATTGAAAATTATTATTATTGTTGGCGTTGTGGATATCATTCTACCATTGAAACTGTTAGTGAGATATTGCATATTTCTAAAAAGGAAACATATATCGTCATAAAACAATATGATGCTATTATTTCATCTAAGAAAGTTATTGTTAAAATTAAAAAGAATCCTTTTAAATTTCCATCAAATTGTGAAGCCTTAAGTGCTAATCATAAAAAGTATTTAGAAAAAAGAAATTTTGATTCTGTTGAATTAGAAAAACTTTGGAATTTAAAAGGAACAGGTGTGTATTCTAAGTTAGATGATATTGATTATAAACATAGAATCATTGCTCCTTTTTATTGGAATAATGAAGTAGTTACTTTTCAAGGTCGAGATATTACAAATAAACATCCTTTAAAATATATGGCATGCCCTGAAGCCCGTGAAACTATACATCATAAACATATTTTATATGGTAATCAAAAAGAATGGAGTGATACGGGTATTTGTGTTGAAGGTATAACTGATGTGTGGAGGTTAGGAATAAAAGCATTTGCAACTTTAGGAATTAAATATACTTCTAAACAAATGCGATTAATAGCAAAGACTTTTAAACGGGTTGCTGTTATATTTGATGATGAATCACAGGCAATAAAACAAGCCAATAAGTTAGTAGCTGATTTACAATTTCGCAATGTGGATGCTTTTAGAATAGATATTAAAGGTGACCCAGGAAGTATGAAAGATGATGATGTAAAACATTTATTAAATCAAATTTTCTAAAACAAGTCCTTAAAGAATTTAAGAACTTGTCTTTAAAGAATTTAAGAACTTGCTCTTAAGAAATTTAAAAACTATAAAAATAAATAATAATAAAAATTAGTTTTTAATTAAATTATTTATTAATTTTGCCATTGAATTATAATAAACGTAATATTATATGAAAAAGAAAATACAAAAAATTTAGAGGATTATGCAGGGAGATTTTTACTCAGAAATCTATTACGTCCCTGCATATTTCCTTTAACATAATACGTAATATTATGGAAAGAACAAAATACAATTTACAAAGAGACTTCAAAGGTATTTGGATACCCAAAGAAATTTGGTTATGTAAGGATTTAACTTTACAGGAAAAAATATTTTTTATTGAAATCCATAGTTTAGATAATAAAGATGGTTGTTTTGCTTCTAATAGTTATTTTTCAAATTTCTTTAATATTTCCAGGAGCCGCGTCAGTCAAATAATTAATTCTTTAATACAGAAAACATTGATAACAGTAGAAATATTGTATAAAAATGAAACAAAAGAAATTGATAAAAGGGTATTAAGAATTTCTACAGGGGGTATTAAGAAAACTATAAGGGGGTATTTAGAAAACTATAAGGGGGGGTATTTAGAAAACTATAAGGGTAATAATATAATAAGTATTAATAATATAAATAATAAAAATAATAGTACTAAAATCTCTCCTTCCCAATTTAATTCTTTTTGGAAAATATATCCAAAAAAAGCAGGTAAGGGTCAAGCATTAACCACATGGAATAAAATTTGTAAAAAACCAAATAAAGATAAACCAACTTGGAGAGAAATAAAATTAGCTATTCGTAACCAAATAAAATCTGACCAATGGCTTGCCGGACAAATTGCTAATCCATCTACTTGGTTAAATGAATCCAGATGGTTAAATGATGCAAAAATGATGAAACCATTTATTAAAGAAAAAGTTCAGAGGGGTAATAGAACAGGGTTGCAAGGAACGGATTTTACCAATGTTGATAAAGTAGAAAGTTAAAAACTAATTTTAAGCCGTTTTAAGCCGTTTTTTATTATTTATATACAAATATACTTAAAACAAAAGATAATTGAGTATAGGAGTTGTTATTATGCTTAAACAATAAAATAAAGACATTTATTATGAAAGTTTGTAAAGTTTGTGGGAAAAGTTATAAAAGAACCTATTGTGAATATTGTATGAGGGAGAAAAAATGGAATGATTCTATTTTAGAAATAAGAATGGAAAAACATTTAACTCCAAGAATCATTAATGATTTACAAAATATATCATTTCCTAAAATTTTGGAAGTTGAAAGTTGCTTTATTTTTGGAAAGGTAGGAACCGGAAAAACATTAAAAGCAGTTAATTTATTTCTTTTACAGCAAAAGAATGATTATATTGATAATATTTTTGGAACTTACAAATTTATTACTATTTCCAATTTATTCATGGAAATAAAAAGTATATATGATTCAAAAGAAAGTACGGAAACAGAATTAATAAATCATTATATCAATTTATCATTATTAGTTTTGGATGATTTTGGAGTAGAGAAAGCAACGGATTGGTCTTTTCAAATATTATATATGATAATTAATGGTAGGTATGAGCAGATGAAGAAAACAATATTTACCAGCAATATAAGTCTTACTGAATTGGCTGATAAATTACAAGATGAAAGGCTTTCAAGTAGAATGGCCCAAATGTGTACAATTATAAACAAAGTGAAAAATTATAGATAATGGAAGGCTTAAATAAAAATACATTATATAGTATTATAAATTGGGTGAGGGTAGAAGATGATTTACCCGAATTAGATAAGGAAGTATTAATAATCACAGTTGATAAGCAGGCAAAATATGGTCAAAGAAGTAAAAGAATAGCATACGAAAAAAACATTGGTGGGGCATATAAAGCTATTGATAAAAAAGTAATTGAATGGGGGGTTGAGGAAAATGGAGGTGAATATTGGCATCAAATTGAAGATGTAATTTTATGGGCAGAATTTCCAAAAGGCTCTCATCTTATATTATAATTATTAATAGAGTAAAAAATTATAGATGATGGCAAAAATGGAATTAAAACACAAAGAAGAAATTGTTAAATTAGCTAAATTGGGGCAATATTTGATTAAATTAATTTCAGATACCAATAATGACTTATTAAAAGGTAAATTCTTAGAATGGCAAGCACAAAGGAATAAATGTAATCTTGTGTATAATGAATGGATTGCGGAAATATTGAAAGGAAAAGAATAAAATAAAATATGTCTGAAAATAATATTGAAAGGAAAATAGTTATAGGATTAATAACCTCAACCAATTATTTACAAAAGTTGCAATGTTTGCATGTAGAAGAGCAATTATTTAAATCTTCTACAGCAAAATTATTAGCAAAATGGTGTTTTGAGTATTTTCATCAATACAATAAAGCACCTTTCAAAGATATAGAAGAAATTTATTTAGAAAAGTTAAAGAAAAAGCAAATTTCTGATGACATAGCGGAAGAAATTGAAGAAGAAATATTACCTGATTTAAATAATGAGTATGTAGAAGAGGGAATTAATGTTGATTATTTACTTGACAAAACAAAACAATATTTTGAGGAAAGGCATTTAGAAAATCATTCAGAATTAATTTCTGATTTACTTGAAAGAGGGAAACTACCAGAAGCAAAAGAACAAGCACAAAATTATAAAGGAATAGCAAAGGAAATAGGAAATGATATTTCATTAAAGGATGAATCTGTTTTAATTAAATTAGAACAGGCATTTAATACTTCATATCAATCAGTGATTAGATTTCCTGGTAAATTAGGGGCATTTTGGAATCATCAATTGGTAAGGGATAGTTTAGTGGGATTAATGGCACCAGAAAAGAGAGGAAAGACTTTTATGCTGTTTGAGATGGCTTTGAGAGGTTGTAAGCAAGGTTCTAAGGTAGCGGTATTCCAAGCAGGGGACATGTCAGAAAACCAAGCATTGGTTAGGTTATCTATTTCCTTATCAAGAAAATCAAATTTAGAAAAGTACTCAGGGAAATTCTATATACCAGTAAAAGATTGCATTCATAATCAATTGGATACTTGTGATAGAAATGTAAGGGAATGCGATTTTGGAATTTTAAATGGAATGGATTATACAGAACAGAATTTAAACAAAACAATTACTAACGATGTTCTTGTAGAGCAAATGAAATTAAATGAAAATTATAAACCTTGTCATAATTGTAGTGCCTATAATAATCATAATTGGGGGGCTGTTTGGTTAAAAGAAGTAAATACAGGTAATCCATTAACAGTAAAAGAAGCACAAGATAAATTTAAAGCATTTTTTACCAAAAATAATAAGGAATTTAAATTATCAACTCACGCAAATGGTACTTTATCAGTTCAAGAAATAAAAAATATATTAGCAACATGGGAGAAAGAGGAAGGATTCGTCCCTGATGTTATTATAATTGATTACGCTGATATATTGGTGCCTGATAATAGAATGGAATTTAGACATTCTCAGAATGAAATATGGAAAGGATTAAGGGGATTAAGTCAAGAAAAACATTGTTTAGTGGTTACAGCAACGCAAACGGACAGCAATAGTTATGAGCAGGACACAATTAAATTAAAGAATTTTAGTGAGGACAAAAGAAAATATTCACATGTGACAGCTATGTATGGATTGAATCAGGATAAGGAAGGAAAGGAAAAGAAATTAGGAGTATTGAGGATAAATGAATTGTTATTAAGGGAAGCAGATTATGACACGAATAATTATGTGACGGTGTTACAATCGTTACAAATGGGAAAACCTTTTTTAACCAGCTATTAATTAAAACCAATTGATTTTGTATATTAGATTAAATTAAAATATTATGGCTGAAAGAAAATATTACTTTGAAACAAATGATTCTGTATGTTTAGAGGTTTGTCCTTATTTAAACAATTTAAAGCGTTCAGTTCACACCCAAATTAAAATTGGTTCATTAACTTGCAGACAATGTAAGGATAATATTGAAACCAGCCCTTATAATGAAGAAAAAGGTTGGGTAATTTGTAAAAAAATGAAAGATGAGGATATACCTTCTCGAGATAAAAAAGTAGTTTTAATATCAATTTTTTCGTCTTTAGGTAATCAAGGTATTAAGGTTCCAAAAGGTACTGAAATATTAGGTATTACTAAAGAATTTGATGATGATATTTTTTTAATTTTATTACAGCCTATTGATTTTCAAGAATATGAAAATAAGAAAATTGAATTGTATGAAGTTGAGCAACCAATAGAAGAAGGCAATAGGAAATATATTGGTAATTATTACAGGAATGGATATAAATTTGTTTTTGAAAAAATAGTGTAAATCAAGATATATGGAAAAATTATTAATAATTTTAGCAGTAATTATAGCAATAGTTATAATTTTATTTATAAGTTGGATTTTATTAGCAAATCGCAGATATAAACAATTTAAACAAAACGTAAAAGTAGGTGATAAGGTAAATGTTTATATTAATGAGGACAAATGTTATGCCTTAATTTTAAAAATGGAGGGTAGTGTATCAACTATTCAAACTATTGAAGGGGAGAAAAAAGTATTTAAGTCAGACATGTATCCAATTCACGGATTTGATTATAAAAAATTATAAAAATGGAACTTTACGAAAAGATTTTTGACGGAGTTGCAGAGTTTAATAATTTTCTAAATAGGGAATTAATTAAAAGAGGAATAAGAATCATACCGATAACAGTTGTTGAAACGATAAATTTTAGGATAAAAGTTTATTATACAATTGATGAAATTGAAAGTTAAAAAATGAAAGATAAAAATCAAAATTTATATAAAATAGTGGTTGTTATTGGAATTATTTTTTCAGTGGCTGCCGCACTGTTTATTGCATTAAATTTATAATTATAGAAATATGAGCTGGAAAAATGAAATGACGGAAGATGATAAGAAGTGGTTTGATAACCATTTTAATAAGAAAGAAAAATATGTAAAGAAATACAAATTAACTTTTCATAAAGAAGTATTAATATCAAACGTTCCTTTCCCTATTTGTGTGGCAAAGAGAAATGAAATGCTCAAGACAGGTGATTATACAAATGAACAGCATTTATTCAGAATAGAAAGGGATTGGGAACATGAGTGAAAAGGGATCTACAAAATTTATTTATAAAAATAAAATCAATACCACTTACAAAAGGCAAAATCCAAAATTAAGAAGAAATGATTTATGTCAATGTGGTTCTGGGAAGAAATACAAAAATTGCTGTTTACTAACAAGTAGAAAAACAGGTATATAATTTTAAAGACTCCAAAACTTTAAAAAATCATTAGTACTTTTATTAAAAATACTTCCATAATTTATTTTATTTGGATAAGATTTATATTAATTTTATTTTTTTAAATAAATCATTACCTATAATGTCAATAAAACTCAAAGATGAAAAAAATAATTTAAAAATAGCTAAAAGAGTCTATGAATTAAGTTTATTAGGCTTAGGAGACAGAGAACTTGCTATTGCTTTTGGAAAAGATGTAACTACAATTGATTATTGGAAGAAAATGAGACCGGGTTTTCGTGAAGCAATTTCACAAGGAAAGCAAGAAGCCGATGGTAAAGTAGCAAAATCATTATATAAAAAAGCAACGGGTTATACTCAACCAGACGAACAAATATTTCTTTACAAAGGAGAAGTAATAAAAGCAGCCACAATAAAATATTATCCACCAGACACAGCAGCAGCAATATTTTGGTTAAAAAACAGGTCAAGACATTTACCAAATCCTTGGTCAGATGTAACAAAGCATGAAATTACAGGAAAAGATGGAATGCCTTTATCAAAAACAAATCAATTAGATTTAGCTGATTTTACTGAGGAAGAACTTGCAATGATGGCAAGAATGTCAATCAAGTTAAAAGGAAAAGAAGAAGATACATCAAAAGCAAGAAATTATAAAAACGGAAAAGTTCCAAAATGATAAGAACTAAACATACAGTGATAAAAACAAGAACAAGGGAACCAAGAAAGAAAAGGTTTCAAGAAGCTCTTGGTTACCCAGCTGCTATTTTTAGGGAATTGAATGATAGAAGTTTCTTTCATTTTTTTAAATATTTTTGGGAAGAGTTAAGTACAGATGATTTAATATTAAATTGGCATATAGAATATCTTTGTAATGAATTACAAGAATTAGCTGAAACAATAGCAGAAAAGAAACAATATCCATATGATTATCTTCTAATTAATATACCCCCAGGAACAAGTAAGACAAGTATAGTAAGTAAGGCGTTTCCTGTATGGTGTTGGACACGGTGGTATTGGATGAGGTTTATTACAGGAAGTTATGGGGCATCTTTAGCTTTAGAAAGTGCAGAAGGAAGTAGAGATTTAGTAAGGAGTGAAAAATTTAAGGCTACCTACCCGGAAATCTCCATTAAACAAGATAAAGACACGAAGTCAAACTTTAGGGTTGTTAAGACTTTCGTTGAAAACAAAGGGCATACCGTACAAATAAAGAACGGTGGAAATCGTTTATCTACGTCGGTTGGGGGAGCCGTAACAGGATTTCACGGACATATATTAATAGTGGATGACCCATTAGACCCAAGGCGTTCTCATTCTAAAGTTGAATTAGATAAAACAAATAGATGGTTTTCAGAAAGTTTATCAACAAGAAAGATTGACAAAAAGAATACACCTGTAATTTTAATCATGCAGAGATTACATCAGAATGACCCGACAGGATTTTTGATTAAGAAAAGAGGAGATGCAATAAAACATATTTGTTTACCGGGAACATTAGAAGAAGGATATAAAAAACAAGTAAAACCAAAACATTTAATCAATAAATACCAAGACGGATTACTTGACCCTTTTAGATTAGATAAAGAAACGTTAAAGAAATTACAAGAAGATTTAGGGCAATATGGATTTCATGGACAAATAGGACAAAATCCAACGCCTCCAGGAGGTGGAATGTTTAAGGTTGATAATTTTGTAATGATTGAAAAATTACCATCTGATTATAATTTTGTAACAACTGTAAGATATTGGGATAAGGCAGGCAGTGATGGAATGGGAGCATATACCGTAGGAGCGAAATTAAGTATTCTAAGGAATAAAAAAATAATTGTGCAGGATATAGTAAGGGGTCAGTGGAGCAGTGAGCAAAGGGAAAGAATAATAAGAAGAACGGCGGAAGCTGATGGAACGGATGTTTTTATTTATATGGAACAGGAGCCCGGAAGCGGTGGAAAGGAATCTGCTGAAGCCAGTATAAGAAATTTAATTGGCTTTTCAACTTATAAAGATAGACCACAAGGAGATAAAGCATTTAGGGCTGACCCTTTTTCTGTACAAGTAAATGAAGGCAATGTACTGTTATTAAAAGGAGAATGGAACCAAGAATTTATTGAAGAATACAGATTCTTTCCTTTTTCAACTTATAAAGACCAAGTTGATGCAGGTTCCGGGGCATTTAATAAATTAATAGGTAAGAAAAGTGTGAGAGCATTTTAAAATAAATATAAGATATGGCAAATTCAAAAACAACGACAGATTTCACTGCAACTGTAGAAATAGATACTGCTCCTGGAACAGATGGATATTTCACAGATGAATTAAATATAAGGAATATTAAAACAGGACAAGCATTTTTTTCAGTCGGAGGTAGTGGTACAATGACAGCTATCCTTCAATTTAAGCGGGGGGCAGATGCTGATTGGGTAGATTATGCCTCAACGGCAGATAATGGTAGAGCGGCTTTAAAAGGTGGTGGAGCGAATGTAAAATGGAGAGCAGGAGTGAAAAGTGGAGGACATACCAGCGGAACAAAAGTAATTGGATTTGATTGGTAAAAGAAAAAGGATATGTTATTAAGAGTATTAACACCAGTATTAGAAGGCGTAATTGCGGAAAGTAAAAGTAAAGATTTTACTTTATTTTGTACCATTATATTTGGTTCATTTGCTCCTTTACATGATTTTACAGCAGGTACATGGAATTTAGTTTATGATGGAATTACAGATAGGGCAAGAGTATGGGATGATAATATCAATTGGGATGATACTGAATTTTGGGATGAATAAGTAAAATAAAATAAGATAAAAATGAAAAAATTAAAACTATTATTATTCTTTATGGTATGTTCTATTATAAGTATAGGGCAGACATGGACGAATTTTGAAGATGGTGAATCCATGAGTAGTGTTCGAGGGAAACTTAATACAGGGATGACATGGATGTATTCTCATATAAGTATATCAGGAAAGACTACAGGACAATTAATTTATTATGATGCAGTTGCAGGAATATGGGATACGATTCCTGCTGCTTATGGTTATTATGATAAGGCAACCAGTCGAATGGTTTACCAAGGAATAGACTTAGGTTCATCTACGGCAGTAAGGTTATTGAGTACAGATGCTTCAAACACTTTAGTTAGTACGGATTTGAATAGTTGGATAGCAGGAACGGTAAACGAAATTGAAATTACAGATGATGCAGATGGGACGGTGACAATAGGATTACCAATTTTAACAATATTACCAGATGGAACAACCGCTACAACTCAAAGTGCTAAAGATAATTCCACAAAGGCAGGAACAACAGCTTATTCCGATAATGCGATAGATGCAGTTACAGCTACTTTAGAATTGGATTTTACTAATATTTCACAAATGAAAGTTATCTTAGGTGATGACACGGTTGTAGAATCAGGAGGACATGAACACACTCAATATTTCCAAAAAACAGGAGGTGATATTTCAGGTGATATAACAGCAACGGGTACAATAGAAGCTCTAAATTTGCAAGCAGATCTATTATTAAAAATTGGAACAGATTTTAAAATCATAATATTTCATGATACAATGTGTGGCGTGAAAATAAGCACAACAGACACGGTAAGAATAGTACCGATACGATAATTGAATAAGATAAAAAAAAGAATATGAAAAAAATAACAACATTAATTTTAGCAGTCCTATTTAGCATAATAGGATATGGACAAGGTGACTTCAACGTGCCAGTTAATTACGGTAGTCGAATCGCTTCGGAATTTCAAGCAAGAGTAA